CCACGTTGCGAAGGATCGCGACAGCGAATGCCTGAAGAACGGGGACACCTAGGTTCAAGACAAGTTCACACATGCCTATAGCTTGAAGAACCTTGATGCGGTAATTTGGATCCTGCCAATGACGGATCCCTGAGAGTGATTTGCTGATGACTGCCCTCCAGTCCCGCACAAACTTGAAGCGGGCTTCGGTATACTCGACGACCGAAGACTGACAGAAAACCACCTTGTGGATGGAGAAAGCTACATTCTCCACCTTCAACACCATGCCCATTTCCAAGAAGACTTGGCAAATGCTAGACTGCACGGTAACGAGATCACCACGCTCGATGAGGAGCAGGCAATCATCGCCATCGTCAAGTGTGTCCCATTTCAAAAGCACAACTGTGGTGGCGTATGCTTTCACCATGATAAGCATAATAGCGCAGTTGCCGCACGCGGTGTTCATGTCACCGCTCATGCGTCGACCTGCGGTAACATACTTGATACCAGAGGATGAAAACACCTTACTACGTAGTTGCATGTTCAGGAGCCGCCTGAACTCATGCGAGGGGTTGCACTTCAGATAGACCGAGTGTTCAACCACCAAATGCTTGATAGAGACATGCTTGTCGAAGCGAGAGGCGTCCAATGAAAGTACGACAGGATCGATAAAGCCTTGCATCTTGGAGTGCAAGAGTTCGGCTCTATCCACCGAGTTGAGTCCTTTCGCAATATTACGACTACGGGGAACACCCTCACTGAAGTAAGAGGTGTGGTACAGGTAATGTTCGATGGGCTGTAGATGTTGTGCAAGACCAACGCAATACACGGCAGATCGGAACTGGATAGCTCTCGGATCGGGGTTGCGCTTGGCGTTGCCGTCAAATCTCTCTGCCTTCACGAACATAGTGCAGTAGGCGTGTCGTTTGGTCACCCCACCAGCTAAGTAGCGATCGACAGCCTGCATGTATCTCTCACGTTTCGCACCGCCATACTTGTTGGGCATGACTAGCAAATCCTGTGGAGGTATGAAGGGCAACGTACGAGCAAAAGCTTGGGCGGCGGCCAACATTGCTTGAAAACCTAATGTTGAAGGTTTTGGGACCACTCCGATCACACGGCCAACGACAGCTCGGAGCTGATTGTGGTAGCAATCGTAGTGGAAGGTGGGACGAAAAACCTCGGGGTGTTCGAGGGAAGCTATCCGAACCAAAA